GCTGCTATAACTTAAGACGTAACCATCAGTAGATGGTGCAGTTAGACCTACTGGGGTGGCTGATGCTGAAGCACCAACTAAAGAACCTTTACCAGTCCATAATGATTTATCTACGAAGTTAGATGTATCGGCAGCAACAATTTGCCAAGCACTTCCTGTATAAACCTTCATAGCAGGTAGGGTTGTATTGAAATACAAGGCACCAGTAATTAGTGGGTTGCCATCATTATCTACAGTTGGGTCAGATGCTTTAGCACCTAGGTATCTATCATCAAAATTATCATAACTTGTTGCAGCAGAAGCAGCAGATGTGGCTGCTGAGTTAGCAGAGGTTACTGCAGATGAGGCTGATGTACTTGCGCTTGAGGCGGATGTACTAGCGGCACTTGCACTTGCTGCAGCAGAGGTAGCAGATGTTGATGCTGCACTTGCTGAGTTAGATGCTGATGTTGCAGAAGTTGTTGCAGCACTTGCACTATTACTAGCAGAAGTTGCAGAAGTAGCAGCAGCAGAGGCTGAATTAGAAGCAGAGGTTGCTGAAGTAGATGCAGCAGAGGCAGAGGTAGAAGCGCTACTTGCGCTAGTAGCAGCAGCAGAGGCACTTGATGAGGCTGCACTCGCTGAGTTAGAAGCAGAGGTAGCAGAGGTAGCAGCAGCAGAAGCGCTTGCTGCAGCACTTGCTGCTGAGGTTGCTGCTGCAGTTGCAGAACCTAAAATAGCATCTACATAATCCTTTGGGGTAGCAGAAGTTGAAACCATACCCGCACTAGATAGACCAGTAAGAGTTACACCAGTCATATCAATAGTCTTATTGGTTAATGTCTGAACAGCATTAGCAATAACTATTGTACCTGTTGTATTAGGTATTGTAACTGTATTATCTTGTGTAGGGTCAACTACGGTAAGAGTAGTTTCAAATGTATCTGCAGTAGTACCTTCAAATACAAGTACTGCTCCAGCGCTAGCGGTACCAGTAATTGTTGGGTCACTAATAATAGGAGATGTTAAAGTTTTTAAAGTAAGTGTTTGTTCTTTAAGTGTACCTACTACAACACCTTCACCTGATGCAATACCGTGCATAGATTGTGCATTACCTGCACCATCATTGTATGAAGCACTTGCTTGTGTGTGTAGGTTAGCATCACGATAATCACGACCAATTGCCATATGTCTGACAACCGCACCTGCTGAGTGTTCTTGAGCGGATGAACCGTCAATAGCACGAGTAATTGTAAAGGTATGAGTGGATACCGAAGTCGCATCTACAATTTCTTCAATAGCGGTATCTGGGTCAATAACTAATGTGAACGTTCTTCCTGCTGGGATTGTTACACCACCCAGTAAGGTAGTTCCTGACACAACAGTTATTGATGATGTACCAGCAGTAATCGCTGAAGTCAGAGTTGACTGCTGTGAGCGGGATGAGTATTGGCGAGTTGGCATTTATGTTCCTATCGGCTGTAGTGAACTCGTGGGGGATATTGACCTTGTATTGCTGCAATCTCTTCTTTTAGACGTTGAGAATAAAGTGCATAAAGTTGTTTTGTTGCGCTGGCTGCAGCGTTGTATGGACGCTTGCCATCTGTCTCATCAGCCTGTGGGCTGACCTGACCTGCTCGTGCTGGGTCAAGATATGTTAGTAATCTATATGAAGCACCTAGAACAACAATATCTTTAGATGACTCAGCATAACCAGTAACGGTTGTGTAAACATCATTAGCGTTTACAAAGGTGTCAGGTGTAGTTAGGTAAACAACCTTAACCGTACGACCTGCTGTAATATAATCTGAGATAGTTACTGTTTGAGCATTACTACCCCAGACACTTGAGTTTGCGAATGAATCAAAGTCCCAACGTCGTATTGGAATCCATTCTTGCGTAGGACCAACATCTTGCCAGTCAAGGCGAATAATGCGGTCAATGTTTAAATTATTAAATCCATAAGTATTTACTGCTGCATTGTAGGTAAATGTAGTTTGCTTAACAGCCAACAACTGTGAACCCATTGCATTAATTGTGTCGTTAATTGCCCTCTGTATTGAGAAGCGTGGAAAAATTGGAGAGATTGTAACCTTAGTATCTAAAGCGTGAGTAGTAGCAGTAGTTCCTAGATAGCCTCTACCGTATGGAGAAATTGTTGCAGTATTGGCAACACGGTCAAAAGAGTCAACCCAAAGCAATTCACTATCAATCTCAAGTACACCTTTACCTACGTTATCTGTAGAACCCAAACTTAGAATAGTTGGATTGCTACTAGGTGATGTAGTAGATGTAACTGCAGATGATAAGTATGTAGAACGCTCTTGCTGGAAAGTATATCCAGACAAGTTCATTAATACTTCATCAATAAGATTTGATAGTGTGGTTGCCATTAGATGCTCCTCAATGCGTCAACTGCTGATAAATTTGTTGTCCCAGCCAACTCATTACAAATAGCATTAAGAGCCTTATAGTTATTAGGTTGACGGTTAGCGTCTGCTTTGTAATTAAGCGCACCAATTAATGCCTTGCCAGATGTTCCAGCCCAATCATTTGCAGCACCAACGGCTGCTAAATATGAAGTTAGAACTGGATAAGTTCCACCATTTGCAAGACGATTAAGTTCATCTACGAACGAACTACCTGCTGTACCTGCCATTATTTAGCCTTTCTTTTTACCGCAGCGTTATCTACCAAATTTGGATATGGTCTACCTGCTGCTTTAGCCCTTGCTTTTGCTCTAGCCTTTTGTGCTGGAGTTAGTGAAGTAGATTTTTTATTAGGGTTTTTCTTTTCCCAAAACTTTTTCTTTTTCACCATTTCACCTTATCTGCCCAGTATGCTGCAGACATTTTGCCTTTAGCAATATTTGCTTTATGACGTGCTTTAAAAGATTTCTGACGAGCCGTTGGTTTCTTATCCCCAGTTACACCTTGTTGTCCAAAACGGATAGTCTTTACTTGACTTCCCTCTTTAGCCACAACTACGTGTGACTTAGTAGGATGGCTAGGAGTTCTCTTTGGTTTATTAAAACCAGATACTCCCGCTCTCTTTAATCTTGAATCTTTCATTTATTTCCCTTTAGTAATTTCTTTGGTCTTTGGGTCAAGACGAACTTTCTCTCGTCCATCCTTACGAAGAATAACAATTACACCATCTCGCATAATTGATTTATTCCAACCGTCGTGACGCTTGCGTTGACCCGAAGACATTACTTCTTTTTCTTCTTAGACATCCCAGCCTGAGATAGAGCAATAGCAACCGCTTGTTTCTTAGACTTAACCATTTTCTTAGATTTACCAATGTTAAGAGTTCCAGCCTTATACTCTTTCATAACCTTGGAAATCTTTTTTTTCGCTGCTGACTTTTTCATTACTTCTTTTTGCCCATTTTCTTCATTGCAACTTTCTTAACAGTCTTCTTCATAACCATTTTCTTACCTGACTTTTTGGCTTCTTTCTTTGCCATAGCCATTCCTTTTTTGCCGTAAGAAAATTCTTTTCCGTTTACCATTGGCATTATATTTGTCCTATCTCTTTCATTATAGTTGCTGTTTTTGGTGTTATCTTTTCTGCCGAAATCATTGAGTTACCGTTGTAAGGTTTACCCAAGTTTTCGGAAGCCTTGTGTGCTTCTTCTATCTTTTTCATAGTAGTACCACCAGGCTGTATGCCTTGGCGTCTTGCTTCTTTATAAGCATCCATCTCTTTATTATACTTCTTCTTGCTCATAAAAGATTGACTATTAGCATCACCAGTACTTAATTGTAACCCTTTAGCCTTGCATCCAAAACAAGGGTCTATCTGACAATTGCTGTGGTCTATTGTAAAAAATTCTTCTTTACCTATAAATGGTTTAGGTGAAGTAGCATCACACTCAGTACATCCATATAAGGATACGTACTGGTTCATCTGACCATCTTTTAATTCATAACCCCACTCAAGAACTTTACTCTTGTGGTCGCATTCCATACTTCCCCCTATTGTGCTATGAAATTATTTGATGTAATTCCTACGTTTCCATTTTCAAGAGCAGTCTTAGTTACATCATCTACTACATACTCATAGCCACCACGATATACCTGTGGGTATTGTGATAAGTCCTCATCTAGTGGGTAACGAATTTGTTTATAAGTCCCACTAGGTTGCATAACAATTGTTAAGCCTCTGTCTAATCTAAAGAAATCAAAAAGACGGTGCTGTCCTGCTGGACCTTCCATTGTGGTAGGTGTTTTAAAAAGCCAATCAGTCATAAGTCCTCCTAATGAACTCACCCCAAAGGGTAGACTTTTTAGGGTCTACCCCGCAGAGTCAATCAATTATTGAGCAGCGATTGATGAACCAGATGTGATTCTGTATAGAGCCTCATCACGGTAAACAGCAAAGCCAAGTACTCCGTACCAACCCATCGGGCGGAAACGCATTAACTTGTCGGTTACGTTACCAATAACGATATGTGGCTCTTCTGCAACAGCCTCAGCCATAGCCTGTGAACCAGCAACGATTGTATCAAATACACGAGTTACTGGAGTTACGGTTACAACTGTTGTAGCAGTTACTGCTGCTGTATTAGCAGTATTAACTGTGAAAGTTGTTGTTGAACCAGATGTTGAGATAGCAGTAATAAGAGCGCCAGAAGCGATACCTGTTCCTGCAATCTTATCTCCAACCTCTGCACGAGTTGCGATAACAGCAGAAGAAGCAACACCGAATGTGAATCCAGCAGAAGTTCCTGCAACTGTTACTGCAGTTGTAGCAAGAGCGGTTTGGTTAGCACCTGATTTAGCATTGTATAGACGTGGAGACTCTACGAAGAATGAACCTTCGTAATCTCCAATTTCGCCAGCCCAAATGTTCTTAACTGCTGGGTCTGATTGTGCGTGAACAAAGTTCCAGCCCAAGTTTCCAGTCTCAGCACGAAGGTCGTGTGAAACTTCTGGGTGAATACCAGTCCAGTATAGTGAACCACGACGTGCCTTAGCCTTGTCAGAACGTAAACGAGCAACAGCCTTGCGGATGTTTGCTGATGTAATCGTATCTGTGGCTGCAACAGTTGCTACAGAGGTTGCGGAACCTGAGTAGATGTTGTTTGTACCAGAACGTAGTGTGGTCATTGCAACTTGGTCAATTGAGTCAGCCAAGTTGTAAGCGATAATATTTGCAATTGCAGGGTCTACATCTGCTAATGAGAATAACTCAAGAGCACGTGTAACTAGAACTGCATTGCCGTACTCATATAGAGTAACTGTTACAGATGTTGGAGTAGATAATGCTACTGCATCTGGGTCAGTTGTCTCTGTTAGAGTTGATGTAGCAGCGCTAAGGTCTGTGTACTTTTGTAGTACTACTGTTTGACCTGGCATTGCTTGGCGTGCTGGACGCTTATCTGCGACTGAACGAATTAGTGGTTCGGCGCGGAGAGCGAATTCCAGAAGACGGTCATACGCCTTCTGAACTAAACCAGCACCACCAACTGTTCCACCTAAAGAGGTGGACGAGGTATCTGTGTATGCCATATTGTTTTAGTCTCCTTTGACTATGAACGGATAAATTATTGCTGCGAACGAAGCAGGTCTAAAATCTCTTCCGTAGATGAAGCATTGTTCAATCTGGATTCGATATTTTCTGCTCTGTCGGGAGTAATAGCACCCTGAGTTAAGATGTCTTGCTGACGTAATGCAGCAATATTTGCATCTACTTGCGGGGTGTTTTGCGCCTGTAACCCAAACAAGTCTCCGTTATCTTCAAGCCAGTTAGAAACTGACTCTTCGTTAACTTCCTCTATATCTTTTAGGATTAGGCGTGCAGCCTTTTGGTTTACACCCTTTTTTTCTAGGACTGATTTAACGGTTTGCTCACGCTGCGCCTTGGTATATGTCTCAAGTTGCTCAGTAAGTTCCTTGATACGTTTCTCATCTGACCTCTTGGCTTTACGTAACTTTTTTACTAAGTCACCGCCGTCGGTAGACGAATCTATATCTAGGTCGTCGTCTTCATCTTCCCATATGTTGTTGTTGCTCATAGCAACCACCCTTTCTATTCGTTGTTAGTTCGCAGACCACAATGACCATTCGGGGTAATGGGTTGGCTTCTGCTACCAGTCTTATACGCTAACGGGGCTGGTGGGTCCGTAAGGATTCTATTTAGATTAAGCCAGCACCTCTGGCTTGTGAAGCAAATGACTTGCTTCCTATAGTGCCCGCTCTACCTGCGAAGCGAGCCTCTTCTTCTTTAGTTAATGCTTCTAAGGCTTGTGTTTCTCTGACTGAGTTTCTAAAAACAATATTCTCTAAGTCAGCCTGTGTTAATGCTTCTGTTCCAGATATACCTGCAAGTTTAGTTGCGGTAGGAAGTGCCTGTGCTACACGTCCGAATTTACCAAGTGCACTCTGGTATGTCTCACCCATAGCACCTAGTTCAGTAGCACGTTCTACAGTTACTCCACCTGGAAGGGTTTGAGCACCTAAGCCTTGTTGTTGAGCAGCAGTCAGAACTTCATATCCAGCAATTTCTCTTGCTAGTTCCTTAGAACTCTTTTCTCCACCAATAATTGCTTTAGCAATCTGAGTACGAGTTAAGTTTGGATAGTAAGTCTTAATAGTTTCTTTTACTTCATTAGGAGCAAAATCAATTCTATCAAATATCTGAGTAACACGCTCTGCAAATACTGATGCTGGGATAGCCTTACCAATTATTCCAGTAAGAAATTCTTCAGTTGCTAACTCACCAAGGTTTGCTGCTCTAAGAACATCTGCCATCTTTGATTGAGTTCCAACATACTCAGCAACTGTAGGAACAGTTACTGGCTTGCCAGCCTGACGCAAATCTTGTAGGTCATAGATACCTTTGAACCGCTTAGTAAAGTCAGCCATCTCAGGGTTGTTACGAACATCTTGTAATGCTAAGTTATAAGATTCATCAATCGTTGCGCCTGTCTTATAGAACTTAGACATAGATGTATATAGTTGGTCAACCCAAGGTTTTGCTATTTCTTCTGCACCAAAGAATAAACCAAGGGTAGTTTTAAATACATCTTTTGCTAATGTTGGTCCAGTTACACCAGTACCAGGTAAACCAGCACTTAATGTTGTTCCGCCAGTTCCTGTTCCACCTGTTGTCCCACCCATTGTTTTTCCACCCGTTGTACCACCAGGTAAATCACCAAAGAAAGATAATCCAGTTAGGCTAGTCCCTAGTCCACCTAATCCACCAGTTGCATCTGTTGGTAGGCTTGACATATTAAATAAATCGCCATATTGTCCCTGAAGTTTTCTTACTGTCTCTGCGGGATTAGCACCTGTAGCAATAGCCTCATCATATTGTTTCTTTATTAAGACGGCAGCCATAGCATTAGTATCAGTTGTACCATCTGGCTTTCTTACTTG